CTCAGCCTCGGCTTTCGCTTTAGCCTTAGCCTTCTGGTTTTCCATCTTTTGATCTAGATCAGCCTGCTGGAAAAGTTCAGCTTCCTGAGCTTTGAACTCCCGCCAGTAATCATCGCGTTCGCGGGTGGTGATCTCAAAACCGAGCAAGCTCGGGAGACGTTTAGTATTCGGGATACCACTTGCAGTGAAGTCACTGCGCTCCTTGCGGAGCTTCATGGTTGCGAAAGCTTCAAAGACCTTGGCCTTACGCTCCGCAGGGGGTAGAGACGGTTCTGCTGTTTTCTCCTCACCAAGAACGTCACCTTCTTTGGGGTTCTCAGGAACTGCCCCGATAGCGACAGCATCTTCGATGCATACATCTGGTACGCTTGTGGGTTTACCCTTCTCAAAGAGAATAGCGTGGCCCTTGGTGGTGCGAAGAACGAAATTACGATGTAGAGTGAAAAGCGGCATGAACCTCTCCTGTGATCTTAGAAAAAAGGGGCGCAGGACGCCCCTTTTCAAAGTGCCGCTATTAAGCGACTTGTACCTCAGTAGCACGGTCAGCAACAGCGTACTCGATACGAAGGACAGCTTCACCAGTGGTGCAGGCATCCGAAGCGGTGAATGTCAGTTCGACATTCTCGCCACTCTCGTTCCAGTACGGTACGCCAATGAGGTCAGTCGACCCGACCAACTTAATGTCAGTGGTAGTCAGGAACTCGTCAGCATCAGAGTCCAGACCTACAGTGACATTGAAAGTAGTCGCGTCGAAAGCCTCGGTACGATCCAAAGTCCCGCGCAGAACTGTAGAGTTCGGCGGCAGGGGAATGGATACAACCGTAGTTGCAGAGGTGTTGGTGAATCCGAAGTCAACGGCAGTGCCGCCAGCTTTCGGAACCATTGTGTCATCGTGCTTGAATCGAAATTCAGCAACGAGGACGTCTTGCGCAGTGCGTGCGGTATTAATTAAAGCCATGATCGCCTACCCCCTTACGTCTGCTGCACGTAGACAGAGATAACGCCGTGATCTTGAACGGTGCCTCCGCTGTACTGCGTGTAGAATTGAGGCTTCAGGAACCCGCAGATTTTTCCAGTGGAAATACCTTGCTGGTTATCGTAATCAAAGCCTTTCTCGACCCACTCAGGCGCGCCGATGTCTGCCATGCCAAGCGCCTGAGCGCCGCAGAACAGAACCTGACAACCATCAATAGAACCGCCACCCCATTTACTAACAGCGAGACGGGTGTTGGGTACATGCCGGAACTCGTGGAAATAAATCCCGTCGATCTTCACAGTATCGCCAGCGAACAGCGGGTTGCTGTCAGAGCGAGGCTGTGCGTTTCGCACGTTCTGCATGTAAGTGTCGTCCAGCTTCAGACGCGCCATTGCCTGTGGAGACAGGAACGCGTGGTAAGTTTCCTCACCGCCTTTGCCCTTCACACCACGGATGTAGTGGTCTTTGGCGTAGGCTTTCAGCTGTACAAACATTTCCCAAGAAGGATAGTCAGGCAACGTGCCAGTACCTACCTGCGCAGTACCCTGAGCAAACTGAAGCTGCTGACTATCCACATCCCAGCGCGCAGCGCGGGCAGCAGACGGAGCAGTAATATCAGCGTTGAACTCAAGATAAGTCAGGTCGGACCCAGTACGGGTGCCACCAGAGTTGGCATTGCTGTAATCCATACCCGCGAGGGTAAGGAATGCGAGCTGGTCGATACGGTCAGCCAGCCAGTAAGCCAGTACGTCACGAGAGTTGTTACGAAACTCGACGATAGACTTCTGATCGGCCATGCGACCTTCGTGCCGGTTAGCGTGACGGAGCTGGTCAAGACGAATGACTTGGTCATAGGACTTGATCGCTTCTTCATTGCCTTCCAGCGTACGATCTCCAGCGATACCATCGCCTTCGAGGTCAGCCAGCAGTGTGATAACGGCTCGGGCACCCTTCTCAGACTTCTTCAGCTCGGTAACATGCTGAATAAGTGAGTTGGAGTCTTTCCCGAGAAATTGATTGACGAATGAGTAGTTACGGGCTTGTTTCCACAAGTCCATACTCCAAATCGTCTTTTGCTCTTGCGTGAGCAGGCCGAAATTAGTTAAGGCCATAGGATAGTTCCCCTATAAAGATGAATTTCAATTTCCTGTATAGCATCTCGCTGCTATGTGCGAAAGACAACCTTAACGTGGATGACCCGAGCGGGGATATCGTTCCCCGCCAATACGATGTGTCAATAATAGGGACGTAGATAGTTAAAGGTCAAGCCCTAACTACACATGATCCCCTCTAAGTTCCGAAAGTTTAGACTCGGGGAGATTTACAAACTCCTCCCAGTCCATCTTCATAACCGCCGCTGCATCGAGCGAACCGCCCTCAGTATCGTGGTCTTTCCCGGTTTCGGTTGTATTAGCAGGCTGCTTCCCTCTGGCTTCAACAGCCTTGGTGACGGCGGCTTCTTTGCGGCGGACACCCAGTTCCTCGGCTTCCTTCGCTTTGCTCGCCTCGGACTGCTGCTGCTCCGCTCTCTTGGCACCCAGAATAGTGCCCACTGCTTCCTGAAGCGCAGCGCTGGGAGCAATACCGTCGATTTGAATCAAACCGGTCATGTACGCCTGTACGCGGCGCACCGCTTCGCGGTCAAACTGGTCAGTATTGTCGGGGTTGATCTCGGGGTAGTCGATTTCCAGCTTGGCAACGACTGCGTCGTACTGAATTTCGCTCTTGGTCTGCGCACCAGACTGCTGCGCCATGGCCATGGCCCGGTGTTCGGCCATATCAGATTGGAGATTCAGCAGCTCCTGCATTTTTTCAGCGGCTTTGTCTAAATCACCGTCTGAAATCAGCTGGGTGTGCTCTTTGGTGAGTTCGAAAAGGCGGGCAGACGCTTGCTGCATGTCCGCAGCAACTTCGCGGTCGGCTTTTTCCTGCTCAAGAACCTGCATCCGCTGGACGGCAATCTCTTTTTCGCGCCGTTCACGCTGTACCGCTTCATCGAAGCGCTCTTTCGGGATAAAGCGACCTTTATCGTCTCGAACCTGACCATCGTCAGTCGTTTCGGCCGCCGCTGCTTCGGTTTCGACCCCTTCCTCAGCGGCTTGGGGTACGCCAAGATCGAGGTCTTCTGGTTCTACTTGGTCGGACTGGGCTTCTACCGCAGGAGTTTCTTCTTCACGGGCAATTTCCGGTGCTGCATAGTGATCTCCGCGATCAACTTCTTGCGTTTGGGCTTCTTCCGTCGACATATGGGCTACTCCGAAGTGGATTTAGCCGAAGATTGCTCCTTTTTGTTCTTCATGTCAACCTTGTGCGCCTCATCCTTGTGCCTCATTTTCTGATCGTGCAGTTCTTCAGCGGCTTCAAACTTCAGCGTCAGCTCCTGCATCTTCAACTGCATCTCAGCTTGGCGCTCCTGCGCTTTCTGCTGGGCTTCAAGCGCCTGAATCCGTAGCTCCTGCATAGCCTTGGCTGCATCAGCCTGTTCAGAGGGGTCGCCCTGCGCGTCTTTCTGCATCTTGGCGTAAGTTTCCTCCATCTTGGCTTCTTTCAGCGCTGCATCTGCTTCAATCCGCGCCGCTTCTGCCCGAATCTTGGCCAGCTCCAGCTCGGCCCGCAACTTGGCAAGCTGATCTGCGTACTGTGTTTCGGTGGAGTTGGACGATTCACGCATCTGCTTGACGATCTCACCGCGCTTGTTCAGGCGGCTGTTTTCGATAAGCACTTCATCAGGCAACTGGACACCCAGCTCGCGGAGACTGATCGCCTGCTCGAACTGAGAATCTTCGAGAGTCTCGCGTGTCGGCGTGCTGGAAACAACCACATCGAACTCACCAATGGTCAGGTCGTTTGCAATCGTGCCCGTAGCCGGGTCAGGCTGGTTTACCTGTACCTCCTCAGACTCCCCCGTGATGCGGTTGGAGGTAATATTCAATATACGCGGCTCGGTATAAAACTCCTGCACCATATTCAGCACGTTCCGCGCCAGTATGAAGTCCGTGCGCTGCATGGAGTCCATTGGCTTGGCGTTGTTCATAGAACCAGCGTTCTGGTTCATGGCTACCGCCTTGGCAGAAACGTCCTCGCGTGCGCTGCCCATCTGGTAATCCGTGACACCGGATATCCCCTTGATGTGTTCCTCGGCCTTGTAACTGAACCTGTCCAACCCACTTGGGGTCTGGTTCGGATTAATCTTCTGCACCGCATCCGCTGGAGAACCTTCAACTTCCATGACCAGACCTGTCTCAGCTCCGCGCTGCTCCAACTCCTCGATGGTCATGTTAATCAGCTTGCCACCGCTGACAATCCACCCGCTGTTCGCTGTGGTGTTGATAACGTGAAGCTCTTGGCTGGTGACTTTGTTCAGGTACTCCTGCGGGTCGAGCAGGTTCTCCACCAGCCCGATAGTCTTGCCGTGCCGGAAGTAGGGGAAGTAGGGCACTATGGTGAAGTGCTTATACGGCGACCAGTCATCGTGCAGCACCACGTTGTCCGCAGTCACGCACCAGCGTACCCGCTTGACCAGCTTCGTGGTCTGCCCCAACCCATAGTGGCTGGCGACAAGGGCTATCTTCTCCTTGTCCCATGTATCTGGAATAGCCCGCATGTCCCCAGTCTTGAGGTCAACGAAGTGCGCTTGACGGTCGAGCTTCTTGTACTGCCGCTCGATAACCCGGATATTCCGCATGACCGCGTGATCTTCATTCGGCCCGCCGAAGTAACCGTTGTTGTGCGTGTAACCGAACCGGTCACGGTCCCGCTCGATGGAGTCGTACCCATACTGGAAAAAACTATCGCCCCGGTTCTTCAGGTAATCGGCATCCTCCTTGTTGTACAGAATCTCGATATCCTGAGCAGTCATCCACTTGGTAACCATAACGTCGTTCCAAGTGTCCGGGTCGTAATCCTCGGCATCCGGGTCTACCAGCACGTTCTTCGGATTCAGGCGCTGAATCTTCACTTCCCCACTCATGGAGTCCGTAAAGTCGAGCCTCGTTTCCAAATATCCACGGCTGGTGATAATGCCGTCACAGAACATATCCGAGCGCTGCCAGTCCAGCTGGTTGGCATCAGAAATCTGGCGGAATACCTTGGTCAGCGTCTCAGCTGTCTCAATCGGCGCGCCGGAACGGGGCATAAACCCAATATCCGCACGCTGCTCGATCTGGTTCCCCATGACATTGCTGATGGTGGACAGAATCTTGTTAATCGTGAGCGCGGGACGTTTCTGGGCACGGAGCAGCGCCATATCATTCTCATCCCACTGCTGACCAATGAAGAAATT